GTCGAGGGGCTGAAGCTGATTGCTGATTTCGAAGGCTGTCAGCTCGCCCCTTACCAGTGCAGCGCCGGGGTCTGGACCAGCGGCATCGGCCACACCGCAGGCGTGGCGCCGACCGGGCAGATAACTGAACAGCAGGCCGCCGAAAATCTGCTGGCAGATATCAAAAACGTCGAAAAAGGTCTGCAAGCCTGCATGCCGGTGGATATGCCGCAGCCGGTGTATGACGCGGTGGTGGCTTTCACCTTCAACGTCGGGGTGCACGCCTCGTGCAACTCGACGCTGGCGTTTTTCATCAAAAAGCATCAGTGGCGTGATGCCTGCGAGCAGCTGCCGCGCTGGGTGTTTGTCAACGGCGTGCGCACCGCAGGGCTTGAGCGCCGCAGGGCGGCAGAACGGGCTTTGTGCCTGAAAGGAGCCTGATATGCGCGTGCTGTTTATCGCCATTTTCGTGTTGGGCCTCGCGCTGCTGGGAATGATTGTTTACAGCCACGGATTGCAGCGCGACAAGCTCGAACTGACCCAAAGCCGCGACGCGCTGACCCAGCAACTCAGCCATCGCGACCAGATGATCACCGAGCTAAACCAACAAATTCAAACCCGCGAACAGGCCGAGGTGGCGCTGCGCGAAGCCTTATCGCAGGCCAACGGGCTGGCTTGGCAACAAGAACAACTCTTTCAGAGGAGCCGCAATGATGATCCCTTGGTTAAAACCTGGGCTGATAGCGCTCTGCCCGCTGCTGTTAGCCAGCTGCACCAGCGCCCCGCCTTCAGCTCCGCCACAGATTATTTACATTGGCTGTCCGCCAGTCAGCGCCTGCCAGATACCCGCCAGTCATCCACAAAATAACGGCGATTTGAGCGCCGACGTCCGTCAACTTGAAGCCGCGCTGCTGGCCTGCGGGCTTCAGGTCGATGCCATTAAACAGTGTCAGGAGACCTATCGTGTTAAAACCGAAACAACTTCAACAGCGGCTCATTGAGCAGATCCCCGAGCTGGGCGCGCATCCAGAGATCTTAAAAGTGACCGCAGGTCCGGGGAGCGTGGTGGCGACGCTGGCGCCCTCGCTCTCCTTTGAATATCACTATCCCTTAACGCTGGTCGCCACCACGGCGGACCTCAGTGAGTCACTGGTTGATCACATGGTGGTCGAGGTGCTGGATTGGCTGACCCTCAATCAGCCGGAAGTGATGAGCAATAGCGCGCGTCGGCTGACAGATTTCACCTTCACCCAGTTGGCCGACACCTTAACTCTGACGCTGCAATTGACCGAGCGCGTGCAGGTCAAGGACGCCGACGGCGTGCGCACCATCACTCACCTGCCCGAGCCGCCGCTGCCAGAAAACAACGCACGGCCGCATCAGGTTTACCTTAATGGCGAGCTGATCAGCCAATGGGCTGAGTAACCATTTCGGCTACCGCTCGTTGTGCCACGGCCCGCCGGACGGTCTCCGATTGTCGACTTCCCTCGTAAAACGGCATCCTTAATCCCATGAACACATACACACAAATCAACGACATGATGCGGCTGATCAACAACCTGGTTCGTATCGGGAATGTCAGCGCGGTCGACCTCGACAACGCGCGCTGCCGCGTCGTCAGCGGAGATAACACCACCGCTTGGCTGCCGTGGCTGACCAGCCGCGCGGGTAAAAGCCGCAGTTGGTGGGCGCCGTCGGTGGGCGAGCAAGTGCTGCTGCTGTCGATGGGCGGCGAGCTGAACACCGCGTTCGTGCTGCCGGCGATTTTCTCCGACGCCAATCCGGCGCCATCAGCCTCTGCCGACGCGGTTCACCTGAGTTTCCCGGACGGTGCGGTTATCGAGTATGAACCAGCAACTAGCGCCCTGACGGTCACCGGCGTGAAGAGCGCCACGCTGAGTGCGGCGGAGAAAGTGTCAGTCACCGCGCCGCAGATTGAGTGCCATGCCAGCACCCGAATCACCCTCGACAGCCCGGAAGTGGTCTGCACCCACAAGCTCACCACCGGCTCGCTCGAGGTACAACAGGGCGGCAGCATGACCGGCGATATCAGCCACAGCGGCGGTAGCCTGACCTCTAACGGCATCGCTTTACACACCCACCGCCACGGCGGCGTTCAGACCGGCGGCGGCCAAACCGGAGGCCCGCAATGAGTGAAGCTAAGTACCTCGGCATGGCTCGCGACACGGGGCTGGCAATCGAAGATCTCGACCATATTCGCCAGTCAGTGAGCGACATTTTACAGACCCCGATTGGGTCACGCGTGATGCGCCGCGAGTACGGCTCATTGCTTTCCGAACTCATCGACCAACCGCAAAACGACGCGCTGCGCCTGCAAATCATGGCGGTTTGCTACACCGCGCTGTTGCAGTGGGAGCCGCGAGTTTCGCTGACCTCCATCACTTTCAACGCCGACTACAACGGCAAGATGGTGGTCGACATGACCGGCAGCCGTAGCGATACGGACACCGAATTTTCCCTGAGCATTCCTGTGAGCTGAGACTATGGCGACTATCGATTTAAGCCAGTTACCCGCCCCCAACGTGGTGGAGCAACTGGACTATGAAAGCTTATTTGCAGAACGTAAATCCACGCTGATTTCGCTCTATCCGCCCGAGCAGCAGGAGGCTATCAGCCGCACCCTGTCTCTGGAGTCCGAGCCGTTGGTCAAGCTGTTGCAGGAGAACGCCTACCGCGAAGTTATCTTGCGCCAGCGGGTTAACGAAGCCGCGCGCGCAGTGATGGTGGCCTACGCCACCGGCAGCGATTTGGACCAGCTGGCGGCCAATAATGGCGTGCAGCGTCTGGTGCTCAAACCTGCCGACAACACCACCATTCCTCCCACCGACGCGGTAATGGAAAGCGACAGCGACCTGCGCATGCGTATCCCCCAAGCCTTCGAAGGGTTGAGCGTGGCGGGGCCGAGTGGCGCTTACGAATACCATGCTCGCAGTGCCGATGGCCGCGTGGCCGACGCGTCCGCCATCAGTCCATCTCCTGCCGAAGTCACGATCACCATTTTGTCGCGTGATAACGATGGCAAAGCCTCACCAGATTTGTTGGTCGCGGTCGATAAAGCGCTGAATGACGAAGACGTTCGCCCCGTCGCGGACCGGGTCACCGTACAGGCCGCCGAGATAGTGCCTTACCAGATTGACGCAGTGCTCTACGTGCTGCCCGCACCTGAAATCGAACCCGTGCGCGCGGCCTCTGAAGCACAGCTCAAAAAGTACATCAACACCCAAGGGCGGCTAGGTCGCGACATTCGCCTGTCGGCTATTTATGCCGCGCTGCACGTTGAAGGCGTTCAGCGCGTGGAACTGCAATCGCCGCTGGCGGATATCGTGCTGGATAAAACTCAGGCCTCGCTGTGTACGGCCTACAGTCTGTCGGTCGGAGGGTCTGATGAATGATCGCCTGCTGCCTTCCGGCTCAACGCAACTTGAAATCGCGGCAGCCGAGGCACTCTCTCACATAGCCCGTCTGCCGGTCCCGCTGCGCCTGTTGTGGAACCCGAACACCTGCCCGCTGCCACTGCTGCCTTATCTGGCGTGGGCGTTTTCGGTCGACAGATGGGATGAGAAATGGTCCGAATCAGCGAAACGCGCGGCGGTGCGAGCCGCCTGGTTTATCCATAAACACAAAGGCACCACCGGCGCGTTGCGTCGGGTAGTCGAGCCGCTGGGTTACCTGATACGCGTCACCGAATGGTGGCAAACCCACGACGCGCCCGGCACGTTTCGTTTGGACGTCGGCGTGCTGGAGACCGGCATCACCGAGGAGATGTACCAAGAGCTTGAGCGCCTGATTGCCGACGCCAAGCCTTGTAGCCGTCACCTGATCGGTTTGTCCATCAATCTTGATGTTAGCGGCGATTGCCTGATAGCCGCCGCGACCTACGACGGCGAAGAGCTGACGGTTTACCCCTATTTCCCTGAAACCATTACCGCGTCCGGCGCTGCAATCACCGGTTCAGCAATCCACTTAATCGACAACCTGAGAGTAAACTATGACAGCTAAATATTTTGCCCTGCTGACCAATCAGGGCGCAGCCAAACTGGCTAATGCGACCGCGCTCGGTACGCAGTTAAGCCTCACACAAATGGCGGTGGGCGACGGCGGCGGTGTATTGCCAACGCCCGATCCTGCTCAAACTAAGCTGATTGGCGAAAAGCGCCGGGCGCCGTTGAATTCGCTCAGCGTTGACCCGGCGAATACCAACCAGATCATCGCTGAGCAGATTATTCCTGAGGATCAGGGCGGTTTCTGGATCCGCGAAATCGGCTTGTTCGACCAAGACAATACGCTGATCGCCATCGCCAACTGCCCGGAGACGTATAAGCCTCAGCTGCAAGAAGGCAGCGGCCGAACCCAAACCGTGCGCATGATCATCGTGGTCAGCAGCACCGACGCAGTCACCCTGAAAATCGACCCGTCAGTGGTGCTCGCTACCCGTAAGTACGTCGACGATAAAGTTATCGAGGTCAAAGCCTATACCGATGATCAATTAGCCAAACACGTCGCTGCTGCGAATCCGCATAATCAGTATTTGCAGATCAGTAAATCCTTGGCCGAAATCAAAGCCCTTGGCCCAGACGCTGTTTCGGCGGTTCTTTCAAACCTTGGTTTAAAGGAGCGAGGTTTTGAGTATTCGGGTGTGAGTGGCTTTGGAAACAAAACTAGCATCTCTGCCAGTGATTTTGGCAGCGTCATCGTCATTGAGGCAAATGGTCAGACTATAAAGTTGCCAACTATGAATACTCTTCCTGCCGGTAAACTAATCACCATTTACTGTTTCGGCGGGAATGGTTCTCCAGTGGTTCTTCAGACTCAACAGGGTAATTATTTTTCTAATGGACCTGAGGGAAATAGAACAACAACAATAACTCTAACAACACAAGAAACATTAACTATTGTCAGTGAGGGCAGCACGAGCCCAAATTGGGAGATCTATGGGAATGGCACTCTTAAATATTCGCCATTATTTGGTTCAAGTTTATATATAAATGGATATCAGCGTCTTCCAAGCGGATTACTTATACAATGGGGCTATATTAATGTTCCTGCTGATGATAGGGACTGTATAACAAACTTTCCTATCCCATTCGTGAACCTATGCCTCAGGGTTTTTACTACCCAAGATTATACACCTGGCTCAGCTGCTGTTGGTTATATTGCATCGAACAATGGGAACACACCACCAACAGCTTTTGTTAGCCGATCACATCTACCAGGACTTGGTGGATCATATATAGCAATAGGATTCTAAAATGAAAAATTATAAATGGTCTGTCAAAAATAACGCATTCTTCCCAAATGAGATGATCAATGAATATATGGCAAGTGGCTGGGATTTAACTGACGCAATAGATGTTTCAGATGATATTTTTGCCAAGTTTCAAATTCCTCCTCTAGGGAAAGTGCGTTCATCGGATGCAGAGGGAATGCCTTGCTGGAGTGATGCCCCAGCTCCGACAAAAGAGGAGTCTATTGTTATAGCGGAACAGAGAAAAACACGTGAAATTAGTGAGGCCAATACAGCTATAGCGCCACTACAAGATGCCGTAGACTTCGATATAGCGACTGATAAAGAAACAGAACAACTTAAGGATTGGAAAAAATATCGTATTTTTTTGAATAGGATTGATACTTTGAGTGCTCCGGATATTAATTGGCCATCAAAGCCAGAATAATTACAGCCCCATAAGGGGCTGTTTTTTTTATAGAATCATCATTAATTACGCAGCGCGGACGATATAATTAAAAGTGACGTTGCGAGGGCGATTTTCATTTGCTGTTGGTACGACTCTTGATGCATCAAAATAGAAATCATCATTTCTATTTACTTTGACTGGGGTGGTTGTCTCTATAGCATCTCTTGCGCCAGAGTCATAAAAAGCACCATTAAATGCGTCGAATGAAACACCACCGGCACCACTAACAGATCCAGTAATGTTGCGAATTGCGTCACCCTGATTACTTAAGATAGTTCGCCCTGCATCCACTCCTTTTGAATCATCCCACCCTCGAATAAATTCCCCACGCAAATCGGGAAGAACTCCACTTGGATAAACCGTAGCAAGCTGCGGATACTTAGCCTTATCAAACGCCGCCCCATTACATTTCAACCACCCGGCCGGAGGCGTTGCCGTCGGCCAAGGCAGCGGCACGCCGACGGGAATAAGGTGTTCTGTTAAACCAAGGTTTACGAGAAACCTTCCAGACGCTTTCGTACAGAATCTCTCCAGCCTGCGTGGCACACTATCCCTTTTGAATTGGGGAAATCAGTATGCTAATTGGCTACATTCGCGTATCAACAAATGACCAAAACACCGATCTGCAACGACAGGCGCTGATCGGTGCAGGTTGTGAGCAGATTTTTGATGATAAAATAAGCGGAAAATCCACCGAACGGCCGGGATTGAAGAAAGCTATCCGCCACATGCGCGCCGGCGACACGCTGGTTGTGTGGAAACTGGATAGATTAGGCCGCAGCGTTCGCCATCTCATTACATTGGTCGAAGAGCTGAAAACTAAAGGCATTCATTTTCGAAGCCTGACGGACAGCATAGACACCGGCACGGCTATGGGGCGCTTCTTTTTTCACGTCATGAGCGCGCTGGCCGAAATGGAAAGAGAGCTTATCGTTGAGCGCACAATGGCCGGTCTGGCAGCAGCACGTGCTCAAGGTCGAATTGGCGGGCGCAAACGCCTAATGACTGAATCAGTGGTCGAGCAAGCGAAGCGATTGTTTGCCAATGGTGAAAGCTTGCAGCGCATTGCTCTGGCCTTGGATGTCTCTCCTAAGACACTTTACAAATATGTGCCGGCAACCGAGCAACAGGCACTTCGGGCGAGGCTTCAATAGTCTGTAAAAGCTCAATCAACACCATTTTTTTCACTTTTAGCCCCCCACCCTGTTGTGCCATTCCCCCCACGCCTGCCATCGAGTGCAGGCTTCTCTCTTTGACGGCATCCTTGCTTCACCACCCACAAAAGAGAGAGTCAACCCGATGGCTGATTATCACCACGGCGTACGTGTTGTTGAAATCAACGACGGTACACGCGTTATTTCTACTGTTTCAACCGCTGTTATCGGCTTAGTTTGTACTGCCGAAGACGCGGACAAAACCCTGTTCCCACTCAACACTCCGGTGCTGATCACTGACGTGCTGGCTGCCAGCGGCAAGGCGGGTAAAACCGGTACGCTCGGCCCGGCGTTGCTTGCAATCGCTGACCAATGTAAGCCGGTGACGGTGGTTGTGCGCGTTGCCGAAGGCGAAGATGAGGCAGCGACGACCACCAATATCATCGGCGGTTCTGATGCCAACGGTCGCTATACAGGCATGAAAGCCCTGCTTTCTGCACAGGCTGAGCTGGGCGTTAAACCGCGCATTCTTGGCGTACCGGGACATGACAACCAAGCCGTCGCAACGGCGCTGGCGGCAGTTTGCCAACAGCTGCGCGCTTTCGGCTATGTCAGCGTTTATGGTGCGAAAACCATTTCTGACGCCATCAAATACCGCGAGAACTTCAGCCAGCGCGAGTTGATGCTGATCTGGCCTGATTTCGTTAACTGGAACACTACGACCAGCCAGTCTGATATTGCTTATGCTTCAGCGCGTGCGCTGGGCCTGCGTGCCAAAATCGACCAGGAAACTGGCTGGCATAAAACTCTGTCCAACGTCGGCGTCAACGGCGTAACCGGCCTGTCCGCCAGCGTCTTCTGGGACTTGCAAGCCACCGGCACCGACGCAGATCTGCTGAACGAAGCCAGCGTCACCACGTTGGTGCGCAAAGATGGTTTCCGTTTTTGGGGCAACCGCACCTGTAGCGATGACCCACTTTTCGCCTTTGAAAACTACACCCGCACAGCACAGGTTCTGGCTGACACCATGGCCGAAGCGCACATGTGGGCGGTCGATAAGCCACTCACGCCTTCCCTGATCCGCGACATGATTGACGGCATCAAAGCCAAAATGCGCGAGATGAAATCCGCGGGTTACATCATTGATGGCAACTGCTGGTATGACGAATCGGCCAACACGCCTGAGACGCTGAAAGCGGGCAAGTTGTACATCGATTACGACTACACGCCGGTTCCACCACTGGAAGATCTGACCCTGCGCCAACGCATCACCGATAAGTATCTGGTGAACTTTGCCGCCTCCGTGAACAGCTAAGGAGAATTTGACTCATGGCACTCCCTAAGAAACTGAAATACCTGAACCTGTTCAATGACGGGAACAGCTACCTCGGCGTGGTCTCCTCGCTGACTCTGCCAAAACTGACTCGCAAGCTGGAAAACTACCGCGGCGGCGGCATGAGCGGCTCGGTCTCCGTGGACTTCGGTCTTGACGACGATGCGCTGGCGCTGGAATGGACCATCGGCGGCATGGACGAACTGGTGTTGCAGCAGTGGGGCAGTACGGCGGATATCCCTCTGCGCTTTGCCGGCTCATTCCAGCGTGACGACACCGGCGATATCTCTGCTGTCGAAGTGGTGATGCGCGGCCGCCACAAAGAGTTCGATTTCGGCGAGTACAAGCAAGGCGAAGACACTGAAACCAAGATCTCGACCCAGTGTACTTACTTCAAGCTGACCATTGATGGCAAAGAGCTAATTGAAGTCGACACCGTCAACATGGTCGAAATCGTCAACGGCGTTGACCGTCTGGCAGAACATCGCTCGGCGCTCGGCCTGTAATCCCCCCTGCTTTCTAGCCGGCAGCAATTGCCGGCTTCTTTTTCATTCGTTCCCAATATCGCATCGAGGAAATCTCATGAGCTCAGTTGAAAACCACGACAACACCGTCGTTCTTGATGTCCCGCTAAAACGCGGTGACGTAGAAATTAGTGAAATTCAGGTGACCAAACCCAATGCGGGCAGCCTGCGCGGCATCGGGCTGGCGGCGCTGGCGAACGCCGACGTAGACGCGCTGATCACCATTCTTCCCCGCATCACCTACCCGAATCTGACCAAAGAAGAGTGCTCGCGTCTGGAGCTACCGGACCTGATTGCGCTGGCTGGCAAGGTGATTGGTTTTTTATCGCCGAAACAGGACGGGTAGAGATATCCCCCCGCCTGACCGTGGATGATCTGATGGCAGATATCGCGGTGATTTTTCATTGGCCGCCGTCCGAGATGGACGGCATGTCGCTAACTGAACTGATGAACTGGCGATATAAGGCGTTGCAACGCAGCGGAGTAAAAACTGATGAGTAATCTTGAGCAAATGCCCGAGACGCTGGAGCGGATCAGGCAAGAAATGTCGTCATTAGCGCAGGCCAGTGCCGACGTGTGGGCGCGCCTTAGGACCCCGCCTCCAATGACCTTGTTCAGCATGGTCACCAATGACATTCGCGAGGCAAGTAAGGAGTTAAGTTCGTTCAACCAGCAGAGTAAAACGATCAATAAGCTGGAGTCGACACAGGGCAAAATGCAGCTGAGCCGTAAACGTCTGGATAGTGCTAAGGCTCGCGTTGTAACGCTGGAGGCAGATATTCATCTGTCTACACCTGAAAACCACTCAGCCGAACAGTTGCAGATTCTGCAAGAAGCGCGGAGCCTCAGCGCTAAGCAATTTAAAAAGCATGAGAATTTAAGTAAATCAGCCAGCAAACAAACTGAGTCACTGCGCGCCAAAGGGATAAATACCAATGATATTCCGGCGGAAAAACTGCGTGTCCAAGACCAAATCCAGACGACGGCAGCCAATCGCCAGCAATCGCTGGAACTCAAAGGCAATCTGATTGGGCAAAAGTATAAAAGCCGCCAACAGAGTGTTTCCCAGCTTAAAGACGTCAGTGCTTCAGCTAAGGCTTTCGCGCAGCCCAAACTCGAGTTGGCAAAAAGTCTGCTCAAGCCCGGCGCCGATTTAGAGGCGGGGCTGTCCGAAGTACAAGCCATGCTGCACCTGAATAATGGCGACCCGCGCACGGCGGCGCTGCGCCAGCAGAGTTTGTCGATGGCGGCTTCTGGCCATGCTCCTTCCGAAGTCGTGGCAAAGCAAAAAGAGCTGGCTAAAGGCGGCATGAGTGCCGATCAGGTTTTGACTCAGACTCCAGCGGCGCTGAACGGCGCAACGCCAGCAGAACAAATGGCCGTCACGGTCAAAGGCGACAATCTCGATGGCGATATCACCAAGCTGTTCGCCAGCTGGGACACCATCCGCATCAACCTGTTCGCAGGCCAAAGCGATGCACTGCGTCAGCTGACCCAGACCGCCACCGGCTGGCTGAACACCCTCAACACCTGGATAACCGATAACCCGCAGATGGTGAATGCTCTGCTCGGCTTGGCTTTAGGCGTTACCGGCTTGGTTAGCGGACTGGGCTTCTTAGGCGGCGTTATCGCGCCGGTGCTGAGTGGCGTAAATATGCTGATGGCGGGCGCCGGGTTGCTGGGAACGGTGTTTGGCGGCGCGGGCGGCATTATGGCCGGAGCCTTTGCCGCAGTAGGCGGCCCGGTCGTGGCGCTTATCGCCATTATTGCCGGTATCGCCATTGTGGTAGCACAGCTATGGGAGCCGATCAAAGCCTTTGTTGGCGGTGTTATTGAAGGTTTTACTGCCGCTATGGGTCCGGTCAGTGATGCTTTCGCTCCCTTCAAAGCCGCCTTGGGCTGGATAACCGACCTGTTTAAGCCCATCGAATTTACCCAAGAAACACTGAATGGCGTAGGAGATGTTGGCAAGAAGGTGGGGGCTGCCATTGCACAACTGTTTGTCGATTTAAACGAGGCCTTCTCACAGATTGGTGCAGGACTTAACTGGCTCCGTAAGGGAATAGATTCAATATTTGGCTGGAATAAGTCCGATGACAAGGAGTCATCAGGCAGTGACTCTGCTGAGCCAAATGCACCGTTATTTGGCGACAGCGCATCACCTAGCGGCGGTGCCCTCAACCTGTATCAACCCGCGAAGCCGAATACCTCAAACTCATTAACTGACAACCGTTCCACCACGGTTAACTTAAGTTACAGCGCAACTAACGGTGCTGATAAAGACCAATTTATTGGTTGGTTCAACGAGGCAACCAATCAGCGCGAATGGAATAAAACCAACGACCGGCTAGGCCAGTTTGGCTATGGAGGTATGTACTCATGATGATGACGCTAGGTTTATTTGTCTTCAAACTCAGAACTTTACCCTATCAGACTTTGAAAAGAGATGTCGGCTACGGCTGGGTGGAAAACAAGCGCGTTGGACAACGCCCGATCACCCAATACCTTGGCTTGGGTACCGAAACTATCACCCTCACCGGTCAGCTCTTGCCGGAAGTCACCGGCGGCCAAACCTACCTGCAAGTGTTTGAAAGTATGGCGGACTCGGGGCGAGCTTGGCCGCTAATTGAAGGTAGCGGCACCATTTATGGCATGTTTGTGGTTCAAAGCTTTAATCACACCAACTCACAGCTAAACACCGATGGCCGGGCGCGTAATATCAGCTTCGAACTGACGCTTAAACGCGTCGATGAGTCCTATGCAGCCATGTTCGGTGATCTTCAGGAGCAGGCAAAGGGGTTGTATAACAAGGTGAGTAACACCGTAAAACAACTCTTTCCTAATGGAGTAAGCCTATGATAACCCAGCTACAATTGCCCGCTGGGGCAAAAATCATGCCTGACTTCATGCTGAGCGTGGAAGATAAAGCTTTAGAAAGAAACGTCAGCGAGCGTGTGATGTCATTGAAAATGACCGACAACAGCGGTTTTGCCGCTGATATGTTAAATATCACTTTTGATGATAGCGATGGCGCGTTCCAAATGCCCGAGCGCGGCACCGTTTTGAGCTTAAGTCTGGGCTGGGCGGGTCAAAATCTGATTGGCTGTGGCCGTTTTGTGGTAGATACCGTGATACACAAAGGAGCACCGGACACTCTCGACGTCACTGCAAGAAGTGCCGACTTGCGTGAATCAATGAACACTCAGGGAAGTTATTCTTACGACGACACCACTCTGGGTGCGATCGTTAATCTGATATCTCGCCGTAATAAGCTGTCTCCGGCAAACTTATTGCCCGAGATGGCGGCGATAAAAATCGCTCATATTGACCAGACTGGCGAAACCGATGCCTTCTTCCTTATGCGGCTGGCGCAAATGTATGGCGCTCAGGCTACGGTAAAGTACGGCCAAATTATCTTTATCAAGCCGGGGTATGGCATCACGGGTTCGGGTAAAGCTATCCCATGGATGACAATTGAACGTTCGGACGGTGACACGCATTCATTTAAATTATCCGACGTGCTGGCCTACAGCGGCGTAAAAGCAAAATGGCATGATGTGAAAAAGGGGCAATCCAATAAGGTCGGCGTGCAGCGAACCGAGAAGGCAAATAGCAGTGCTAAGGTGTCGCATCCTAATGCTAAAACGCCGGCATCGCCAAGTGCTGCGGGGAGCGCCAAGGAGGAGAGTTACATCTCTGGCTCCAATGAGAAAGTACTGGAGCTGAATAAAATTTATCCCGATGAGGAGTCTGCTACTCGCGCGGCTGATGCGATTTTTAAGCAGATCCAATATGACGCTGCCACCTTCGACATTACTTTGGCCTTAGGCAGGGCTGACCTGTTCGCGCAAACTCCCGTGACTGTCAGTGGTTTTAAAGACGTGATTGACCAGCAGCGCTGGATCATCGATTCCGTGGTTCATGATGTTGCTGGACAGGGGTTCGTCACCACCTTGAAATTGAAGGTGTATGTAGAGGATATTACTTACCAAGCAACTTCAATATAATATAAACTTGCTTTTGCAAGATTCATGTTTCATAATCACTACAACGCTTACTTAAACGCTGGAGGTTTTTATGATGCATTGCCCACTTTGCGGAAAAGTCGCTCATACCCGCTCGAGCCGCTATCTCAGTGAATCTACGAAAGAACGCTATCATCAGTGCCAGAACATTGAATGCAGCTGCACCTTTGCAACTCATGAATCCGTGGCTCGGGTTATCTCCAAGCCGGGTGTGAATTTGCAAGCTGGAATGCGCGCAGTCTAA